TGTCACCATCCGACACGCCCCCACTTCCCCCTGTTTGGTTAACCCATTCTACATCGTAATCGTCACCACTTGCCTTCGCTAATACTTGCCCACTTGTTCCACCTGCGGGAACTGAGTGCGCTATTGGCTCAATTTGAAACGTAACCGTCCCACCGTTGGCAGGGCTTATTTCTACGTTTCCACTTACTACGATATCAAAGGTTATCATGAGAATTCAGGGTTAATTGTAAACGTTCCGTATAGCCATGTTTGCTTCGCCCCATCAGGGAAAGTAATTTTTAGGTCGTATAAATACACCCCAGAAGTAACATCCATAGCGGACGCTGCCACATCAAAGGATATTGTTCCCGTGGTTATTACTATCTCGTTTGGGGTTTCCCACGTTAAAAGCGCGGTTGCACCTTCGGACGCGCGAACTATCATTGAGGCAGTGTAAGAACTTGTAATATCCACCCCGTCTATTTGTACGTTGGTTAAGGACATTTGAAAGTCATCACCCTTGCGCACGGTAATAAATAGTTCAGCCGCCTTGTCAAAATTTATATATGCCATTATGCTATTCTTATTGCTCTTATTGAAGTTGATTTATCTGAGTTATTACTCACGTTATTTGCCGTACCTTGCCCCGTACCGTCCGATACTATACAGTTACCTGTTTGCGTTGTTTGTCCCCTTGCTCCCCTTAATTTATATGTAGTTGTTCCCGAAGGTGAAACAATGGCAGAAAGAGTTACATTACCCCACGTTCTCACAGTTGCTGTACCTGCTACAATATGTTGCGCACCCTCTACAATAACAGTATTTGAACCGTCCGTAATTGCGGCTATTAATACCGTTGCTGTTGTGGTTTGTGAACTACCATTTATTGTAGCTAATATCAACCACGTCCCCGCTGCTAAAGAAACAGAAGCCCCCGTAATATCCGCGTAAGTAGCTGCGGATAAAGTTGTTTCGGCTGTGGCAAAGGCTTGCGCGGTTGTTAACGCTACCGCCTTTGTAGTTGTTCCGCTTATCCCAAACCCGTTAGTAATGGTAGGCTCTTTGCCGTCTAAAGCTGTTTGCAGTCCTGTAACATCGGATATTATATGGCTATGAGAGGAAGCCGCTTTGCCGTCTATTTGAGTTTGAAGTGGAGATGTAACACCGTTTAGATAGTCAAACTCCGTATCGCTTACGTTTCCGCTACCTATGTCCGCTGCGCTATATGGTTTCTTTTCGTATGCCATTACACTATTTTATAATTAGAACCATCAGAATAAACCGTAATTGAATCCCCCGCGTTAATTGTAAAAGTACCCGCGCCGTCTATTGTCTCAGAACCCGCACAATCAAATATTACATCGTAAGTAGCACCGCTATTTTTAATCACATAAACCGCAGTATTTGCTACCGCTGTTGGTGCTGCTAAAGTTATATTCCCGCTACCACTTGACGCGTCATAAATAACATATCCTGAAGTTTGAGAAATGGTTGTATTGGTAGTTACCACATTCACGTCAGGGGAAAACGAACCCGCAGAAGGGCTTACATATTCCCTTACTTTCCATGTAAAGTATGGCTCTCCTGAGTTGTAATTGTACTTTAATCCAACTACATATTCTTTATCTGTGGCAGGGTCTGACGTTGGTGCGCTTTCGCCATTGTTAATAATGTCAATCATCATCAACTCGCCCATAGAACCTAATACGCTTCTAACCCTTGATGCTTCAATATTTAATTCTTGGAATTTGTCTTGGTCTACTTCAACTTGTTTGAGTATTCTTTCGCCCTCTCCATCATCTGTAACGTTTGTGTAGTTTGTTTCAACCGCTACCCATACACCGCTTATAAAATCCCTATAAAGGTCATGATTGCCACCGTTGAAAATCCATATCTTAGAATCAAAATAATATGAATCAATTACGGCATAAGTCCCATCATCATGAATGTTTGCTCTTATCTCAGGAACAAAATCTGAATACATACCCGCCCAAGTATTAGCGTATAACTCAGGCAAGTCCCCTGCTAAGGTTGTCCATGGTGCGCCAAAATCCCCCGCGTCTACATAGTTTGTTCCGTTGAATACTTGAACTGAACCAACGTCTGTTATTTTGCCTTTGTAAAATGCTAAACCCTCTATTGGGTTTTCGCTGTTTGTATCGCGCGGGGTATCTACGTTGCTTATGTAGTTTGCTCTTTGCTCGAATTTATATTCAGCAGCGTCATTGTAGGCTTGTGATATTACAATGTAGCCAGTGAATGCGTGCGCTGTTGTAGTAGGTGTCAACCAACTTACAATAACAACACCGCCCCGCGTTGCGCCTGTTATAGTGCCTGTCCTTTTTTGCATAGAACACTCCGCGTATATTTCACTTGCTCCGCTTGGGGGTTCGCTTAGTTCCATGTTTTGCGTAATGGTTTGCCCACCCGCTTTCCATTCTGCTAAGTCTATTTTGATTTTATTGTTGGCAGGTGTTGAACCAATTGCAGCCCACGCGCCGTTATACCATTCGTATTTTTGAGATGTGCTTGGGTTATTCGCATACACCCTATAAAGTAGTTCGTACTTGTTTATAGCGTTAGGCGAATAATTATCAAACGTGACCTTAAAATTAACCCTTACAACTCTCCCCGCTGCCGTTCCACCGTTTTTAATATTGGTGTGTGTGGCTTGTATTGAAGTAGTGTTTGAAGTTGTCTTTGTTTCTAAAACCCCATTACGCCTGTCAAACTCAGCGGTAAAACTTCTTACTGTTGGCTGATATGTTATCTCAGGGAATGTTTCAAATTTTGGACGGTCTGTGTCAGTGTCAATAAGTTTTCTATGAGTATATGATGTATTTGATGTAAGTGGTGTTCCTGTTTCATCATAGCTATCATAAGTCCAATCCGCGTCATCATAATTTGCAGGGTGTAAAATCCAATACCCGCCCTTGTCATGCTTAAATCTTGCCCCCATTAGAACACCTTTTAAAAGTATTTCTAATGCCGTGTAACAATCCACCCATTCAAGCTCCTCATTTGCCTTAAATATGTCTAAGTTGTTTACAAAGGCAAGGCTTCGAACCGTGTCAAACATTATCCTTTCACCTGACGCTGTTGTGTTAGTTATTTGTGTTTGGTCATAGATATATGTAGAACTTGACCATGCAGATTCTAAACCTAATTTTCTAAGTATTAAAACTATCAAAGTGATTACATCCTGTCTGTCATCTATGGTGAACATAGAAGCGTCCATTTTGTAATCCTTTAAAAGCTGCAATCCGTCCACAGCTTGAACGGTAACGGTTGCCCATCCTGTTTCGCGTGCTTCGCGTTGGAATGTAAATTGGTCAGCTAATACTCGCCCTACCCAATACAAAGTACCTTCGCGGTAAATGCGCATATTCCATTCTTGTTCATGGTCTAAGGCAATTAACTCAAAGTTGCCGTAGTCGTTTTCATCACGCATTACAAACGTAATAGATGCACGGCTGTTTCTTATTGGGTTTTCATATAATCGGTCAACATCCCCATCATGAATAATTTGTGGGTCTTTAACCTTTAATTCGCGTGTTGCACCTGTCACATCTTCATTGTGTAGTTCAACACTCCAATCAGTGTCGTTAACGCTTTTCCAATATCCTTCGTACTGTTTAGCCACGGGTAACGTCTTGACTGTGTTTCTTTAAAATAATAGCAAGGTCGCGCCCTGATATTCTTGTTTCTGCAATATATCCACTACCCGAACCGCCATTGTTAACCATTTTTAGTAGTTCGTTTTGCTGTCCAGTGTTGAATATTATTTCACCTGAGTTGACGGGCGCAAGTAGCCTATCTCCTGAAAACGAATTGCCACCAATTACCCCGCCTTTGGTAAATCCTTCGCCTTGGATTCCTTTATTCATTTGAGCCTTAACTACACCAGCTGCAATACCTAAAGCCACACCCGCACCTAAAGCAGCTAGAGGATTAGGGAAAAGCATCTTTTGAAATAACTCAGATGCAATCGCTGCTGCAATCATTGCCTTAGATAGTGTTTCCATAAAGCCCGCTATCGCATTTAAAAGCTGTTTCCCAAAGTTTTGCATTGCATCTTGAGAACCGCCTAAAGACTCACCTAAAGCCATAGAAAATCCACTAATTGCATCTACCATTAAAGTTTTAATTGCTCTTGATACGGTTTCGGTCATTTCAACCATCCTATCTAAAACAATTTTTTGATTCTCTGCTTCAATATTTGTTTTAACTATTTGAGCTGCAAACGCCCTTTGTGCTGCTGTTGCTTGCCCAAATCCATCAGGTAGCTTATCTAAGCCTTTATTGATATTATCTAATGACGTTATCAATGGGGCTGCTGCTTGTGTGTAATCTGTTTTACCTGTGGTTGCGTTAAACTTACCGCCAAAGAATTCATCTGCTGCAAATCCTGCATTTTTTGCAGGTGTTTTAACTTTAGTTGCTTTATCTTTAGTTGTGGTAGTTTGTTCAGGTGAAACTAAATCTGTAACAATAGTTTGATTTTGTTTCTTTAAGAATGCGCTTATTTCCTCTGTCTGACGCTTTACATCATTTTGTAAGTACTTGAGATATGATTGCCTTGTTTTTACAGCATCATCAAAACCCGCCTTACCAAAAGCACCCATATCTGTTTGCTTTAAGGCTTGTTCTTGTTCTCTTTGTAGGGCAAGTTCAACCTCTAATTGCTTTGCGCCTAATTCGCTTAATTTGTCTAATGCAGCTTGAACCTTGGCACGTTGAAACAAAGCCTCTGTAACATCGTCAATGCCTTTTTTAAGGTCTGATAATTTAGATGTTTCAATTGAAAGATTTTTAAGATAATCAGGGTATTTCTGTTGTAGCTTTTCTAATGCTGCTGTTCTTACTTCCCTAGATTGCTTTTCGTCTAATATTAAAGTACTAAGTGCCTTTACTTCGGTTGCCTCGGAAATATAATTTGCAATGCTCTTTTCAGAAATATCATTGAAGTTCTTTTGAGTTTCTGTTAGTTTTTTGGTTGCGTCCGTTGTTGCAATAATAGTACCTACCACCGCTGCAATAACCGTAGCACCTGCAATTAAAGGGTTTTGCTTGATAACCATGTTTAACTGCGCAAAACCGTCTGTCAATCCATCAATAGCTTTGAACCCCTCAGCCAAAGCCATTGCGCCCTGAACCTTGATTAAGGTCTTTTGTAGGTCTTCACTCTCCGCGCCGAATAAAGCCATTGCACCCTGTACACCCGCAAAGGCTTGCGCACTTGCCCCTAAAGTTGTGTTTAATGCCTTAAATGGGGCATCAGGACGCATCGCATCTATAAAACCTTTTGCATCGTCTATAGTGGCTTTAAGTTCCCCCGCTGACTTAGTAACCATATTGAAGGCTTGTGTACCTTCCATTCCCATTTCAACCATCTTAACGGTCAGTGTCTCCAACTGACGCGCCTGTGATTTAGGGGACATTTTCTCAATCTTTTTGGAAACGGCTAACGCCATTTTCGCGGCTTCTTTCTCTAAGTCGTTGCCGCTTTCTTGGGTGATTTTAATTATTTCATCCCATGACTTTTCGTAGCCTTTGGAGTCTACGCCTATACTTACGTTTAACTGATTCTTCTTAGCCATAGTAAACCATAAAATCAACCGCTACATGAAATATTCCATCTTGCCCCGCATCGTCTGTGAAGTCTTGCGAGCTATCCCATTTAATGTTTTGAACCGTCACACCGCCGTAAGTTCCTAAAGCCTTATCCGCTAAAGAATTTCTAACCACAATTGCCAGTGCTTGCGCGTCCTCGTATTTATCCGCATAGCATGAACACTGAACTCTTGAAGTTACCGCCCTATATCCTGACTTGGAATTGTGGGGGGTGTCGCTAATTATAGAATACACAACGCAAGGCAAAATAATACCCTGTCGCGCTTCATTTCCGTAGATACGCGGGGTTATTGCGGTCACGTTACTATCACCGCTGAGAATCGAATATATTGCCTTACCTGCTTCCAATTTTTAATCTTGCTAAATCGCTTGGTAGTAATGGTCTGCCTTCCTCAAAAGTAAACTTATCAAATACAGATTCATCAATTTTGACTTTAGACCTTTTCCTTTCCCAAGAGAATTTAATTTTCTTTGCGTCCTTGCTCATTGCTGTTGCAATTAAACGCGCTTGTTCCCACCCTGCTTTGATACTTTCAGCTTCACGCATCGAATTACCTTGCAAGAACAAAGATATGAATTGAGGGCTTGAAACATTCATTTCTTTTTCCCTCAATCCATATCCGTAGCACATCGCCCTTATCTTTTTAAATGTTAGGGGTTCTGCGCTTTTTTTTTATCGTCTGATTCCTCAACAGGTGCATAGAATTCTTGCACCGCTTTGGTGTATTGTTCCAACACGGGCGCAACGTCCGAGAATTTTTTAACTTCTTTTGCTACGTCTTCACTTGACTTGAAAGGGCATTCAGTACCTTGTTCTCTATATCCACCTTCTATTCCGTGGAATAAAACGGTGCGGGCAAACTTTAAACTTGTTAATAAAGTATTAAATTGGTTTGCCGTTGCATCAAGGCTTAAATGGCTTTGCGCTTCGCTAATTTTCTCAATCGCGAGCCAGTCAAATTTAATTGGGTGATTCATTATGCGAATGTACCTACGGTAAGAACGCCTGTTCCTTGGAAATCACAAGTAAAGGTTGACTTATCGTTATCAGGGTTTGAACCCGCTACGTTTGAAATATAAGCCGTTCCGCTTAGTTTCAAGTCACCTGTTACACCTGTTCCAATTACTACACTCCACGAAGTACCCGCCAATAGGTCAGTCAAAATATCCTGAAGGGACATTTCGCTAGAACCTACAGAAGTGTCGTACTCTGTGATGGATTCCGCGCTGCAACTCCAAGTATAGCGACCTGTGATAAATTCACTACCCGCGCCTGAACTTTTTGAAGTAACTTCAATCATTGTTTTATCAATGTTGAAATCGTCTGAAACAAGGTTTGCAATAGGCTTCAAAGTGCCTGATACATCCTTGTACAATTTGATTAGTGTGCCGTTTATTGCACCTGCTGTTTCTGCCATGATTTATAAATTATTAGTTTTTGCTTGTTTTTCAATCTTATCGGTTATGCCCTCTTTGATTATCTTGGTAACTCTTTCTCTGTTCGAGTCCACCGCAGGACGCATGAAAGGACGTGCCGCCACATAACCTGTAGTACTCCCGTCTTTGCGAACCCTTACCGCTGTCCCAAACTCCTCAATTACCGCCATCGCGGGTACCGTAAGAGTGTTGCTACCGTTTTTATTACCGCCCTTAATACCCAAAAGAACAGTGTTCGGATATTTGTCTTCGTTCTTTGTGATAAAATCAATTTGAGGTTTAACATAGTGGTTTTTACAATTTGCCCGTGCTGCGTTTATTATGCCTTGCCCCGCGCTTCTTAACACATCTTTAACCTCCAACTCTTTCATATTATTAAACGCCTTTACAACGTCCCCAATACCTTTAACTTTAGCTGACATTTTCAACCTCCATTTTAATGTATTGCCTACGTCCTATGTGCTGGATGCCTTTTATGTTCCACCGCTTAGAATCGAAGTATAAAACATCCGTTACACCTATGGTATTTCCGTCAATATAATGCACCGATACAGACGCGGTTTCGCGGTATTCTCTTTTATCCGCTGCCATCGCTTCACTGCCCCCGTTGTATTGAATCCTCGCCCATATGTTTTTAACGGTAGAATATCCCGAAGGTTTAACCGCTACCCCATACGCACTATTCGTATAAGTAGGCGTTTGCACTTGAATCAAAGAATCCATTAACCCGCTGTTCATACGAATTCTCTTATTGCGTATTTATAGAGTAAATGTTCGTGGTTCCAATCCAAAGGCTGCACGATAGTACCAATTACTTGCGAACCTCTTTGAGTGTACAAATGTTCCGCGAACAAATAAATAGCGTGCCTTAAATCCTCAGGGAACATCTTTGAAACGTCTATTGAATCGCTTGATATTCCGAACCCTTCTACAACGGTAATTTTATATCTCCATCCGTGGTCATAAAGAGTAGGCGCGGAGTTGATTAATGCCACATCGTAACCGTAATTCGCGGATATAGTCAAGACTTCATCATAGTCAGTGCTTGCCATTGTCTGCAAATCCCCGTTTGAATCGCGATATTTAACCGAGGTCAAAGAAAGTACCCTTGCAGGGATGTGAAACTTACCGTCCGTGGTATCTTCAAAGAAATAATCTACCGTAGACTTGCGCATCTCAAAGCCAACGAAGTTACTCGCGTATTCAAAACACGCATCTAAAAGACGCGCTATGTACATATCATCATCATTGCTGACTATTCTTAAGTGTTTTTTTAGGTCAGATACTGTGATGTAAGACGTACTTTGATACGTGCGAGTAACTACGTTTTTCATTCGGCTTTTTTCTTTGCTTTCGGCTGTTCTACTTCAACCGCGTATTTAGCATCTATGAGGCTTTTAGCTTGCTTTTCTTCAAACTCAGCTTCATCGCCTTGGAAATAGGCAAGTCCAAATTTAGCGGGTGACTTTATAAATTTTATCTTCATCTCACCCCAAAACCCCGCGCCATTTACGGCAGCGGGGCAAGTGGGAGTAAAAACCTATTAAGTAGTCGCATCCAACATAGCCGCGAAGCTAGTAGGACGGTGTACATTCGCGTCAAGGTAAGTGTTCAAAATCACCTCAGTGATACCGTCTTTGCCTTTGGTGTAAGGGTTCACTAGGATGTCCATACCACCCCATGAAGCCAAACCAAGGTCTGCCCAGTTACCGAAGAAAATAGCAGAACAAACACCGCTTGAAGTACCTTTTGTCAAGGTGCTTGACACAGAAGTTGTAACAGCGCAATTGAACCCGTTAAGCAAGTTAGGTTGGTTCATGATGAAATTACCCTCAACACCGCTTGACTGCTTTGGAGTGTTTTGCAATTTGTCTACAACTTGTGGGTTTGTGCAATATGCCAAGTTTCCGATATCAGCGTTGTCAATAGCAATTTGTTTGTACAAATTAGTAATGTCATCCCACAAAGGATTAGCACCGTTTGTACCACCAACTACAGAACCGATACCCGAAGTACCTGCAATACCGTCAATGTTGCCACCGTTACCGTGCAACGCAGCAGCCTGCAATTTAGAAGCTACAGCACGCAACAAGAAGTCGCGCAAATACGCTTCGATTGATGGGCTTGATTGCATCATCAATTGCTTTGATACGTCAACGAACGCAGCCAATCTGTTAGGGCTGTAGCTGATTTTTGTAGCAGCAGGGTTTACTTCATCGGCAGCACCTGTTTCAGTTTCCCACGCAGCGGTAGGCTCAGTACCAAATGAAGGCAAATCAAGGTTTCCAACAAGGTTATCGAAAATGCTAACGCCCAAACCTGCCAAAACCAATTTTGGTGAAAGCGCAGTGATAAGGCCGCCTACGTTTGTTTGTACGGCATATCCGCCTTCTGCTCCTGAAGAACCTGTTGCAGTCATATCACGCTTAAGAACCATTGTAGGAATACCTACACCTTGCACACCAATACCGCTAGCACGGTATTCTTTTTCTGCTTCTTGGTGCATCTCACCTTCAAATCCTTCGATTTTACCTGTGCGAGCCATTTCGATAGCGCGTTTGAAAGAAAAGTTTTTAGCCACTTCTCTCTGTTCGCTGCTTGAACTTGATACACCGCCTACAGCCTGAGCTGCGCGTGCTTCCATTTCTACAGCGGCGTTGAAACGCTTTTCATCTTCTTTCAAAGTTTCAATCTCTGCCAAGATACCGTCCAATTTTGCACGGGTTTCAGCGTTCATTTCGCCGCCCAACAGACCGCGATATTCAGTTTCTTTTGCAGAAAGGCTTTCGCGGGTTTCTTTTAGTTTTAGTTGTGTATTCATTTTATGATTGTTTCGTAAAATTTCTTTGTATATTCAGCGCGGAATTCCTCGCCGTTGTCGGGTTCATTTGCCTCAATCCATTTTGAACGGGCTTCTAAAATCTGTGAACGGCTGTTCGCGCTTGTGTCTTCGTATGCAGGAATAGTCACAGGGCCAGCTTCGTAAACCTTGCCTACTCTTGTGATAAGTCTTTTCATACGCTTGCCGTACTTTTCAGAATCTTCCCATGTGTAATCGTCAATTGTAAACATGAAAGAAGACTTACTTACCTCACCTCTTTCGATGTACCTTGCAGCACTTTTAACAGATGGGTTTTCATAGTCTATCTTTGTCGCGCGGTAATTTAAATTGCCTTCGCTGTCAATGTCTATTTCAGCCGTTGCTGCTGTTGTACGTCCTAGGATAATGTTTAGGTCATGGTTGAAGGCAACCAATACATCTGACAAATCCGCTTCACGGAATGCGTCAGGGGCTATCTCCTCCTCGATATAACCTAAGTCAGTGGTAACACCTACCACAGCACCACGCCCGATAATCTCAGAAGGCTCATTTTCGCCCGCTGTTCTTACCTCTGTTTCAAGCGTTAATATTCTTTTTTCCATTAATTGTTTCCGTTAGGGTTGTTAGTTTGTTGTTGGGCTGCATCCATGCTGTCTATCTTCGCCTGAATCCATTGTGGCATTAATTCCGTTGGGACAAGGTTCACATTGGCATAATGAGTATCTCCACTATTGTAAGTGTTCATATCCTCAAACATTCGGATTTCATTTGCCGACATAGCACCTATCGCGTGCATTCTTGAGTAGAACTCAGAACGTGCGTTCGCGTCTGCCCTTAGAAGTGAATTGAAATTATGTTTGTAGAATTTCTTGCCCTTATCTCTTTCAGGTAATAGCTTCTTATTTAATTCCGCTTCGATTGAAACCGCCCACGGGTGCAATGTTTGGGTTAAGAAGTTTAAGGCATCTTGTTCGACACTTGACTTATTTCCCCCGTCATCCGCACCAATCATTGAAGCAGGAACGCCAAACATTCTAGCTATGTCTTTAGCCGTTGCATTAATAGCTTGCAAGTACCCCGCTTCTTCGGGTGTCATTGAGATAGTGTGCGCACTTACCCCCGACGGAACAGCCATAACAAGTGAATCATTATTCAACACTTGCTCCATTGACTTCTGCGTTGCCTTCATTTGCTCTACTCCCCAAGGCTTATCACTCGCTACCATGTACTTTTTAGTACCTGTTTTAAACGTGTTGCTCATAGCTTTCCAAGCTGCAAGGTCAGTTCCTAGCATTTGCGCGTGGTATCTTATCGGGCTGATACCTTCAAACTGTGACGTTATGCACAACCCTTTAAAGTGTATCATATCATAGGCACTAACTACCGAAGGAACATTTCTATAAATCGGGTCACCCGTTGCGACCTGATAGTATAAACCGCCCTCAGTACCCAACACTGGAGTAACTTCACAATTCTGTAAAGGAAGAAGATTAATCGGATTACCCGCGCCATCTCTAAAAATATAGGCGTATGAGTTGCCTTGTAGTACCGCAACCGCTGCCATGTACTTTCTGAATCCAACACCCGTGTCGTATGGGTTAGGCTCATTTATTAATCTTGCAGCGGGGCTTTCTTTGTCTATGGTTTTATTTCTGCCGTCCTCTACATAAAGTTTAAGTGGCATGGTTGCTAAACCTTCTGAGATAACCCGCACACAAGCGTGAACGGGTGAAAGGCTCATTGCGGTTTTTTCGTTTACCGTAGTACCGCCCACGGTTTCAATCCCTAGTGCTTCATAGAGCCATTGTTGAGGGTTAGAAAGGCTAGAACGGAGTTGCACCCCGTACACATCATTAACCCTTTTACCTACTTTTTGCAGTTGGTACTGTTCAACTAATCGCACGGATGCAAATTTTATTACATCTGTAAAATTATTAGTGAAACAATGTTTTAAATTTACAAGTGTAAAACAAAAAAGCTACCATATAGATAGCTTTTTTGTAGAATTAATATCAAACTCGAAAACGCGCCTATGTGGCGTTTCAGAACTTATTGATGCAAGTATAGCATAAACTTTTGATATTGCAAAATTATTTTGCCTTGTGGATTCTGTCTTTTATTACCCTAAATGAATCATAGCATGAATATCTACGCCTACCAAAGTAGTCTTCGTAAATATCCTCAATAGCTTCATAGGCTGCTTCATAGGTTTTATGTTTGGGTAACTCCCTAAACCATGCCGCTACAAATTCGCGCGGTACTATTAGCTTTCTTATTTCGCGGTCTGTCATAATGATACTGGATTCCAAAACCAATCTTCTACTTTATTATTTTCATCTATGCCCTCGCCTATTGACATAATCATTGCCACCACTCCGTCAACCTTTTTATTCGGGTCTTTGCTCTTAATCACTTTGATATTCAAATTAGCGTCCGTATAAATTACCACGTTTGAAAACATCCACGAAGTCACGGGGTTGCCGTCCATTATTACCTTGTCCGACAAAATCAACTCCTCTGTCATCTTTGTAGGGTGGGAAATATTGGTAATATTCTGTCCGAAATCCCGCATATTTAGCCCGTGAACTTCCATTTTCGCAGCAAATTGTTTAGCATTATAGGGGTCAAAACCTACTGAAACTATATTAAAGTCCTCTGAAATCTTCAATAAATCCCTTTCGATATACTCATAATCTGTGGTTTTGCCTTGCGTCATCGTGATAAATCCCTGTCTTACCCAGTCTCTAATTTGTTCCCCGATACCTCCCGACCATTGCCGAACCTTTTCCTCTGGTAGATAATAGTAAAACTTAATACGATGCACACCGTCTTTTAAGAAGTTCAAAGCCAAAGCGGTAAAGTCACCACTTGAAGCCAAGTCTAATCCGACATAACACGAATCGCCTTTAGTTGGTTCAAAGCCTTGGTTCACTCTTTCTATGTCCGTTGAACTTATCCATGTTTGATAACTGTCTGTCCATACGTTTAAGTGCTTAATCATGAAGCTATCTTTTTTCACTCCCGATTCCCGCGCTTCTGCAATTTTGCTTTTTATGTAATCGGGTTTAACCGATACACCGTAATTTGGGTTCGCTTTTCGGTGTGTTTTTTCATCGTCCCACGCGTCCCCCTCGTCAATTGTGTAGATTAAAGCGAATAAGTCATCATCTTTTAGCACTCCCGATAAGACTTTTTCGCAGTATTCCCTATGTTTGTAACACGCTGAATCCCGATTATGCCCCGCTGTTGTGATAGCTAAGAGTAAAGGTGAACGCCTTGCAGCCATACCGTCAGCCAAAACGTTGTAAATTCTGTCCGATGGGTGCGCGTGATACTCGTCAATTATAGCACAACTTACACTTAAACCGTCGTTTTTGTCCCTTTCATCGTAGGCAATCGGTCGGAATACACCGCCATTGTAAACTATTCGCTTGTTGTTAAATGAAGATGAAATAGAAATATCGATATCCGCTTCATCTTTGAAGTCCTTGAACATATCCGCTGCGTACTGCCATACTATCGCAGCTTGGTCTAACTTTGTCGCGGCTGAGTAAACTTCGGGTGAACCGTCTGCCTCATCAAGTAGCATATAGTTACCTATCGCAGCAGCTAACGGGCTTTTGCCTTGTTTCTTTGGCATTTCCAAGTAAGCGCGGGTGTATTTTCTGCGTCCGTCCTTACGATATACCCCGAATAAGTTGGCAATAATAAACCTTTGCCAGTCTTCAAGTATTAATCTTCTACCTTTCCACTCGCCTTTTGAATGCTTTTGCAACTCCACAAACCTTAATGCACGCATCGCAGCCTTTTCATTGTAGACAAATTCCGCGCCTTTTACGTCATTTATAAACCTTTGCGCGGCTTGTTTGACGTATATGCACGCGTCAATCTTGCCCGATATAACCCCTTTTGCGTAATTAAGTGCCTGTTCCATCTAACAAATTGTCAAGTTTTTTCTTTGCCTGTGGCTTAGTAGAAATCTTTGTCCGTGCCGTGGGGGTTAGTCCAAGCGATTGACCTATTTTGAACATCCTATCGAATGACCTTTCCGATACCATATGCCAAGGGTTGATATAATTACCCATTCGCCCTACTAATATCACACCCTGTTTTCTTAGCATCTCAATTGCCACCCGATACTTTGCCGCTTCGATGCAATAGGCTTCAATCAGACTTATATCGATAGTTGCCAATATTCCGACCTTTGCAAGTTCAGTTGTGATAAGTTCAAATTCCTGTTTTTCGTACTCATGTTCAATCAAACGGGAATCCAAAGTATTGACCGCCTCAGGTTCAAATTCATCAGGCAATAAACGACCTTTTCGAGCCGTTCCTTGTATTATTTTTAGCTTTGTAGGCTTTGTCATTTTCGGTTTTTTACTTTACACTTGTAACAGAATGACTTTAAAATTGGCTGTGCATAAATTTGAA